GGAACATTAACGAGTGCGCCTTAAATAAATAAAAGGTGAATCGATAATGAGTTAATAATAAATAAATAAAGGTGCGAAACCGGGTGACCGGGTAACCGGGTCAAAAAGTGGGGAAAATTCCCCAACCGGGCCGGGCCCGGCCCCGCCCTATATAGCACTATATACAGCACTATATAGGCGGGGGTTAGTTATATTACGCCTTTGTTATTTCGTAGTAACTGTCCTCCTTGTTATTCTTCACGGACAGCTTCACTTGAGTCGCTACCATCTCATTTTCATGCTTACCCTTGCTCATCTTGTATAAACGAATATACTTTTTAGTTTCGCCAACGGTAGCGTTGGAAACATCCGCGATTTCCTGAATATCATAAACAGCTTGGTCGAAGCTATTGACGAAAAAACTATATTCATGCTTATCGGGATTCAGCTTGGCATTAACTAGGATCAGGTATTTTTTATTCATTTGTATTTTTTTTTATTGGTTATTATTATTACTAAAATTAGGAAAAGAAGTATTGAGGGGGGGTTATATCTATGTGCGAACAAAAGACTGTAGGCTTTTACGCTCTTTCTTTTTAGGCTTAGGATTCTCAGCCTCAAGTGTGGCTATGCGCTCTCGCAATCTTTCGATTTCGTATCGAGCGGAATCTAGAGATCCGAGTAAACAATCAATCACAATCTGCTTATCTTTTATTTGTTTATTTAGTTCGTTTGTCATATTAAGTGCGCGTGTTATCGATACGCGCCCCCGATTCTGCTAAATCATTCGCCTTGATAGTAGGAGTATCTATATACAGTTGGGAGACTCACCGAAAACTTTGCGGCGATCTCGTACAGGTGCAGGGCGCAGTCCCTGCGCCGAGTGCGGCGAGGGAGTTTTTGAGCGTAGAACGCAATCTTCCAACGCTCATCTTCATTCAGCCAGCCGTTGCGCCTGTATATAGTCACTACAGACTCACGGGCGAACATCTTTTCGGCTTCCTCTGGCGTTTTGTCGCCAAGCTCCTCAAGACTCTTCAGAGCTTTTTGAATTCGCTTCTGTTGAATCTGATAACGTGTCAGCATCCACTCCAATTTGATTTTGTCATTCATAGCAATTTTTTTTTCAGTAAGATAGCTATCAGCACTAAAAAAAACAGGACTGAGAGCAGCATAAAAAAAAAGGGGGCGCTGTCACCGCCCCCCGTTTGATCAGACTGCCACAGGCTCGGGCTTCAGGTCAACCGTCAAGTTGAGACCAGCGAAGGGGTCGAGGATGCTGTGCAGGGCTTGGCTCCGCTTGGGGAGCGCGATGAGGTTGCCCTTGTACACCTCGGTGAAAGCGTTGTGCAGAGACCAGAGATTGCGCGGGGCAAACTCTTCATGCACGGGCTTTTCCCATTGGTCGAGAACGTCGGCAATCATCGTCTTGCCAACCGCGCCAGCGCGATAGCCGCGCAGGATGAGAGTGCCAGCCTCGTCATCGGTCAACGGGGTCGCCTCGTACTTGGCAACGCGAGCCTCCTGCTTGTTCCACATATCGGAGAGCGCACCGATTCCACGCGAAACGATCTGCGGCAGATCGCGCAGAACGTTGGTTGTGTGACGGCGAGCAAACACAATTTCGTTGTGGAATACTAGATTGGAGCAGACGAAAGGCGCATTGCCAGCGCAGAAGCCAGCAGGGAAGCACTTGTCATGCGAATTGCGTAGGCCCACAACAGTACCAGAGGAACCTTGCTTGCCCATGTCGATCTCGAAAAGACCGAAGTAACGCTGACCGAAACGGGCAGTCGTGTGGATTTCCTGCTTGATCGCGAGACCCGCAAGCTTCATCTGCTCGCGGAAAATCGAAACGAGATTCGCGTGAGGGATGGGCTGGTAGGTATCGGTAGCGTTGGGAGTCGCGACCTTGGCGAGGTCGGGGAGGCTGATTTCGGAATTGTCTGCACCGCAGACACGGAGGTTGATCGCTTGCATTTTTTTATTTGGTTGAGGTTAAACTGACAAGGGAAAGCGTGGGCTAAACTGCACCAGACTCAAGAACTTTTTCAAGTTTTTTTGATGCGGCGGCGAACAATTTTCGTGCCAACTGAATTTTAATTCGCGCTTGGCATAAAAACTTTTTTTGAGAAAAGTCTTGACAGGGGGGGGACCGGGCCGGGCCCGGTTTGATATAGCGCTATATAAACACTATATAATTTCGGTGGTGTTTAATGAATGGCGAAAACCCCCAGTGCCGCAAGCTCTCCTTGCGTACTATTCCACCGAAAAAGTTATACAATCATGCGTAGGCGAGGCGTCCCTCTGTAGTAACTACAGAACGACGACCCTCTGCGCCTTCGAGGTATTCCTTCACCTCTCCACCCGTAGCGCGGCGCAAGTAAGAGTTAGGCCACCCCGCCAGATCCTCGCGATGAAAAGAAGTCGCGCATACACGCGGCCCCGTTGCGATCACGCGCTCCACTCGGCGCGTCATTGTATTGTACCACAGTTGACCGTTTTTCATAATGTTATTTATAGAAGATATGATTGCCGATTTGCACCGTTTGCGCAAGCTTTTTCGCCCAACTTGGGGAAACTTTTTTCGCGTGGTAGTGAGTCGCGCCGCCTGTATAATTCGATTTATTTTTTACTAAAGCTAAAGCTTGCGACCATTTCGGATGCTGCTTTGCAATTTCAATTCCACGCTGCGGGGAAATTTTATTCCAGCACGAAAATTGTTTCGGCGCGAGGCAAACGGCAAGTTCCGTTTTATTCTTGGCACGATTCGCGATCACCTCGCGAACCGCAGCCATTGCGCGGGGATCAGCCTCCCCACCCGCTTCCAAGATCAGAGTCGCCGCAACAATCTCTCCACGCGAGACGCTGACCGTATCGCTCTGCCCCCGCAGCGATGAAACCGCCCCAAAAAGCAGCATCAGTAGAAGCAGGCGCAAAGCCGCGCAAACGAAGATGGCTTTCAACAAGCTGGGTGTTCCATTCATATTTTTGCAGGAGGTAGGCATAAATTTTTTCGGTGGTGGTTTTCATTTCGCGTGGGTCTTCAGGTAATTTTCAGCGTAAGCCTCCGCATTTTCTTCGGCTTTGCAAACCATTTCGCGCAGCCATTTCTGAATCTGTTCGTGGTGTTCGTAGGGAATGGTCGAGGGAACCAGAGCAAACCGCATCTTGGCCGACAGTTCAGCAGCAAGGGAGATGTTCGTGAGGGTGGGTTTAGTTAGCATAGGGAAAGGTCGATCTTGGGTTTCATGTATCAAAAATTGTGATCCAATTTGAGCAGGTTATTCTCTACATAGTCCTTGGCATCCTTGAGGGAAGTGTTGGGGACGAGAGTGCGAACCGCTTTGATGAGGCTGATCTTGTTGGGGGAAACCTCCTTGCCCTCACGGTGATTGTCTTGAATGGTCATAGCCTCATCGAAAATCGATGCGATTGCGACGCGAACATCCGCGTCGTGAATCGAATTGACCTTTGGGAACGAGGGGACAATGGGCTGCGACACAATGTCGATTTCGATTTCGTGACGATGCACTCCGTACTTGTAGACGAAGGCGTTTTCAATGTCGGTTCTAGTGATGACGAGTTTCATGTTATTATGATTTGAGGATGTTGTGAGCCTTGAGGTGAGTTTCGTATTCTGCAAGCAGTTTCTTTTTGTCGCGAGTGCGGGAACTGCACAGTTTGCGAACATCGTTTGAAACCGAGCCGCGTGAACTGATCAAGCCGAGAGTTTCGAGCTTTAGTGCGCTCCGAAAAGCGAGCAAGCGATAAGCGAGGATAAGCGAGGGAGTGTCAGCAATCATGGGGAACAGTTTGAATTAAAATTGGAGCGGCATTGCTCATCTCCCAAAAGAATGACAGAGTGTGCGCGTTCTGCAAGATTTATTTTGAATTTTTTTTGTGGTAGAGGGTGAAGATTTTGCTTGACACGCCTGTGCCGGGCCCGGCCCGGTGCCAAGCCGCAACCAAAAAGTTACAGCGAGGCACCGATTTTTTTATTGACTTTCTTCTTCGTTCTCCTCCATTGGCTCCCAACTAAACTCGTCAATTGCAATGCGTTTCCATGCATCGGTTGAGGCATCGTCTTCATGCTTTCCGCCCAGATACTCGCCATTTTCCCAAGTGCCATATCCAACGAAACCCATTCCCTCTTCAAGATAAGCGAGCTTGAATTTTAATTCAGGGAACAAAGCAGCGAGAGATTGAATTGCCATTTGAGGAGGAGACCAAGCGGTAGAGAAGTGAAGCGAAACCATCGTTGGGTCACATTCCTGAATGTTTACATCGTCAATGTCCCACTTGGTTCCCCAGTTAATCACGCGCCAATCGTACCAATCAGTCGCACCATATTTGCGCTTGAATTCGTGGCGGCGCGGATGATTGCCGTTGAATGGTTCAGATTCCTTTAACTCTTTTGGCATGGGGTGGATAGCAGAAAAAGAAAAACCCTCCTTTTCTTCCAGCCACTTGTTGAAGCGAGTGAGATCGCCGCAGGCGTGCAGTTTGCAAAAACACCAGTTAGGCATATGATTTGTTTGTTGAGGTTATTTCGTCCAGCTTAAACTTTCGCAAAGGCGTTTCGCTTTACCGTGGACACTAACATCGTCGTAGATCGTGTCAAGAAAATGAACAAGATGCTCAACAAGTTGAGTGTGAGGAGTGCTGGCAATTACTTGGGTGCAATAGCTGCCGTCTTCAATGCCTTCCCAGCGCAAGCGGCCAGATGGCTCACGCACAAGTCGTGACACATCGAACCGCAAAAGATTTTCGTCATTTTTATCGTTGGGGTCATAGTCGCCATCGTGGCCTTCCTTCAGATTGACCCAATCTATCCTCACGTTCTTGCGAATGATAGCGGGCAGGGCATATTTGTTGAGCGTAATCGAATAGTTTTTTAGTTTGATTTTCATGTTTGAGCAAAGATTCTTTTGCCGTAGATGGCAACGTAACGGGCATTTTTAATTGGCGACCCATCCTTTGCAAGCACAAAAGTTGAGTATTTGTAAGGGTTGTAAGTCACCTCGACAGAATTTTCGGGGATAACTTGACTGATTGCTGTGCGGAGGTAGTTGTCCCAATCGCCGCGAATCCATGCGTGAACATTCTTGCGCCGATTCTTCAGCACCCGCTGACGCCCCGATTCGCTAACGTGGAACGTGGGATTTTCCAGAGTGATCGCAGGAGCGTGTGCAACTACCTTGCCATTCACACGAATCGACAGCAGGTGCTTGCGTAGGTTGAAGTAGACTTCTGTTTTGATTTTCATGTGTTAATCGGAGCCACCACCATCAGAGAAAATTTTGTACCAGATGTGCGGTGGAGTTCCAGTCATGATGAACTCGCGCTCATCAGCGAGCAGAAAATGAAAAGCTTCTTGAATCAGAGCGCCGTTTTCCCACTTGGCCATAGCCTCATGGTATTGGCTGGGAGTCATGTCGGGGAAATCCATCGTGTGGAGATCGCCTGTGAATTGGCAGCGTTTGGTTACTTTCATGGTTAGAATTCTGATTAAAAAATCGGCAAATGCAACAGAAAAAGAACAATCAGCAAATAAAAAAATACGAAATAAAAGCTTGACAAGGGGACCGGGCCAGGCCCGGCGCTTAACAGCAAATACATAAATACGAAATAATGATTTGGCCCCTTTTTGACAAAAAACGTACCGGGCCCGGCCCGGTTTGTAAAAAATTTGTAAAAATTACGCCCCAACCTTATTTGCTAAGGTAGCACCGAGCAAGCAAGTGATCGTCTCGAAAGTCGAGATAGCTGGCATAGATGGGGATGCCTTGACGAGGATCGTAGAAGTCCAGATCAAAGAACTCATCGCGAACCTGAGCGTCAGCAAATTCGCCGTCAACGTGGTCACGAATCTGCTGGAGGGTCACGCCGCGCAGAGCGGGGCGATACTCCCAGAGGTTGTCGAAAACAACGTCCCATTTCAGATTGGGGTCAGGAGTCCAAGGCGTGAGAGAGGCAGAGGCGGTATCGGTAATTTGATTCATAGGGGGAAGAATAAGAAAAAATCGGTGAGAGTAAAGAAAAAAGTGAAAGAAAAAAAAGGGGCGCTTACCGCACCCCCGCGTCAACATCCGCCGCGAATTGCACCCAACGCGCTTCGATCTCATCGTTGACGGAATCAACGAAAGAAAACCAAGCGTCCATCTCGGCAATCTCCGCAGGGGAGAGAGTGGCGATTTCGGCGGCGGCGGTGGAGGGGAGGGAGTTGATGAGGTTCATACGGGGTAGAATGATGGTTTTTTCCGTGCGGTCAACTTTTTTTCAGATTTTTTTTCAATTTTTTTTCTTTTTTTTCTTGACAAAAAAATGGGCCGGGCCGGGCCCGGTTTGTAAAAAATTTGTAAAAAAAGGGGGCTTGCGCCCCCCGATCAGACCCCGTCATCCTCCCAAGGGTTGTGGTAGTCGTGAATCGGCTCGCAGTCTTCGCGGCAACGTTCGGCATCAGCCTCGGCGTCGCTGCGGAAGAGGTCGCTCTCCTCCGCGTCGGCCTCGCGTTCCGCGAGGTTGATTTTGTACTGAACGATATCGATCAGGGCGTCAATCTGCGGGGCGTTGATGTCCTGCGCGGAGTTACGCAGGGCAGCGAGGACAAGGGCAGCGTCGGTGGGGGTGAGGGCGAGGTTGATCATAGGATGATGATGGTTACAGGAGAGAGAATGACTCGGTTTTTCGTGCAGTCAAATTTTTTTTCATTTTTTTTTGGTATTTGATGCGTTTTTTTTCTTGACAAAAAATGGACCGGGCCGGGCCCGGTTCACCCTATATAATGTTTGATATAGCGTTATATAGACACTATATAGTAAAGGCGGGGGCTTTATATAGCCCCACTATATCAATCCGAAGAATCGATGGTGTAAGTCACGCCAGCTTCTGGCACGACGTAACGAGTGAGGCAGCGAGCCGTGTCGAACTCATATTTTTTCATGCCTTTGAACTGGGCGAACCAGCTATTTGGCAGCCCGTTGGCGCATCCGAAATCTTGCAACGGCGCACCACCGCGAGGAGTGATGACGCAGCCGTCGATGTCCAGGATGAAGCCGTCGATCCATGTGAGGGAATGTTTATTCATAAAAAAGAGAGTAAGGGTTGAGTAGAGAGTTGCAAGCTTTATTTCGTGCGTTTTTCGAAAGCCTCGGCGCGAGTCTCGGCGTAAGCCTCGGCGTCTGCGAGACGGTCAGCGAGCCAAGCCTTAACCGCAGCGTGGGCTTCCGTAGGGATTGAGTCAGGCAAAAAAGGATGCCTCAACTCCATCTTCAGGAGAGAGGCAAAAGCAATGTCGCGGATGTTGTCGGAGTTCATGCTGTAAAGAATAGGGAGGGACAGGAGGGTTGCAAGCGTTTTTTTTGCTTTTTCGAATTTTTATTTGCCAAGGTAGGCCATCACTTCCTCACGGGTTGCGCGGCGGAAATTGTTCGCGTTGGACACGCTGGACAAGTTGTGGTGACGGTGCTCAATCGTCTTGCCATTGACCGTCACGATGCGCTCCACGCGAGCGAGCTTAGTGTGGAAGTAGAGGTAACCCTTTTTCAGCGTATTGTTATTTTTCATGTCTCAGAGTATGGAGAAAAAAGAGCCGCACACAAGTTTTTTTTTGATTATTTTTTCGGACAATTTTCGTGCCAAGTCATTTTTTTTGTGCAGTTGGCACGCAATTTTTTTTCATTTTTTTGCTTGACAAAATTTGACCGGGCCCGGCCCGGACCCCCTCCTGTCAAGTCTTTTTTTATTTTTTTTTCAATTTTTTTTTCTCGCCTTTTCGGCGCAGCGTGTCAAACTTCCCGCCTTTTTTCCCTAGCGTTTGCAACTGATTTTTTTTTCTTGCGAGTGTACGCGCATGGCCTACTCTCTCGCGCATGAAATTAAATCTTCTTTCGGTTGGCTCGGATGCCAAGACTAGCAAGGGCGAAGCTTTCGGATGGCTCACGGCTATTCTCTACCTTGCGCCAGCGCGTCAAGCTGGGCGCGGCGAAGTCTGCGGTAATCGTTCGAAAGGTTGCACGCTTGCGTGCCTTTATTCGGCAGGGCGTGGCAAGATGTCCAACGTGCAGCAAGCGCGTATTCGTCGCACGCAATTGTTTTTCGATGACACGCCAACGTTCAAGGCTCTTCTTTTCGCAGACATCCGCGCTTTCGTTGCTAGTTGCGAAAAGCAAGGAATGCGTGCTTGTGTTCGTCTCAATGGAACATCTGACATCGCGTGGGAGCGGCTGGGCGTGTTCGCTGCGTTCCCTACTGTGCAATTTTATGACTACAGCAAAAGCCCGATTCGCGCCTTGCAATTTGTCAAAGGTGCAATGCCCAGCAACTACCATTTGACTTTCTCGCGCAGCGAGAGCAACGAGGCGCAAGCTCTGGACGTATTGCGTGCAGGTGGTAACGTTGCGGTGGTGTTCGCTGGCATTCTTCCCGCAACGTGGCAAGGGTTCGAAGTAGTCAACGGTGACGAAAGCGACTTGCGTTTTCTCGACAAGCGCAACGTGGTGGTTGGCCTCAAGGTCAAGGGCGACGGTAAGAAAGACGCAACGGGGTTCGTGGTGCAACTGGAGGCCAGCAAGTGAACGGGGACTTGTTTTCCCTTCTTGTGTTTTTAGTCCTTGTCGTTGCGCTACTTACAAAACCGCAAAGAAAAAAATGAAATTCCGCTTGCAATGCGGGGCGCGTGTGGTATCTTCAGAGCATGAAAAACAAAATGATGATTAACGGTAAGGAAGTAGAAGATTACAAGCTGCACGTTCAAGGCGATTGCGGCGATGACTCTTGGGTCGAATGGGCTGCGTTCGTAGATGGAGCGAAGCTTGAGCCGAGCGAACTAGAGGAGTTCGAGAAGCTCTATCTCCCGAAATTGGTGTGGGGTTGAGGTCGCCGTCGTGCCTGACACTCTCCCCCATTAATTAAAAATCGCGTCCCGCGCTTCTGTGGGGCGCGGCGGGGGGTGGTATTTAATCCGCTCTACTTCAATTTTCCATACTCCAAATGCTTATTCTCTCTCTTTGTTCTTATATATTCTAATAACTATTCGATCAGGTCTTATTAATGCACAGTATAGTGCTATATATTGAACAATAATGGGGTTAATGCCCAATATATAAGGCGTTATGGTATTAGAGGTTTATACCCCCCTACCCCATTTATAGAAAATGGGGAAATTTCCCCACTTTATTTATGTTTCTTGAGCCTGGAAACCGGGCGGCTCATCAGTTAAAGAAAATTTTTTTAAAGATTCTTTAAGAAATTTTACCTCTGACTCGTATGGAGTTTTTAAAGTAAAGCCGCTGATTATTGTAAAGTTACTCATTTTTTTATATACCAAGATGGATCTGTTTTTTCGCGAGTAACATGTATTTTATATCCAAGCTCTTCCTTTAAAAATTTATTTACATTAAAAAATGTTTTTGGCCACCTTTTTGGACAGTAATCATGACCAGAAAAAATTCCGCCCTTTCTAAGTTTTGGGAACCATTCTCTTAATGTTTTACCGCCATCTTGTCCAGTATGCGCATATCCATCTATATAAATAAAATCAAAAAAATTGTCCTGAAAATTAACTACGGCATCAGAAAAAGAAGAATGTATTATTGTAACATTTTTTTTATTTTTGAATAAAATCTCAACTTTATTTTTTTCATTTTCGTTATGATGATCATTCCATTTATCTATACAATAAAATTTTTCAAAATCATAAGCGCTATTTAGCCTATAACTATAAAATCCAGCCGCAACTCCAAGCTCTGCTCCTATTTTTATATTTAATTTTTTAAATAAAATTGGCAAAAATACTCTATTTTTTATCATAAAAATTTTAATTTATTTTCGGCAATTTGCGTCGAGAAGACGCATGATTAGTATTTTTTTTATTTAAAATTGAAAGCAGTTCGCCTACTTTAATCTGTTTCCCTTCGTGAGTCGTGTAATGCTCTTTCGGGATTCTGCTTAGTAATTCTATTTGATCCATGTAAAATATTAGTTAAGCGATCAATTTCTTCTTTACCAAATGATTAGCTGTAATATTCTCCACCTTTTGAAGCAAATACCCACAAAGACTTTAATGACTCGGAGTAATCTTTTAACGCCTCATCATAAAAACAAAAACCAATCAAAAAGATTATAGAGGCTAGAAAAAAAAGCGGAACGCAAATTAAAAATCTAAATGGAGTAAAAAATATTTTAAATAGAATTTTAGGGTTCATATTATGTCCAAAAATATTCTCTGTTAGCGCTTACCCAAACGCACATTTCATTATCAAGTTTATCTATCGTTTCATGTTTCCTTGCCCAAGTTTTGGTCTTTTTAAAGTCTGCCTTCAGCTTTGATATTTTCATTGGGAGGGAATTATCAGCTTCATTAAGCATTTGCGGTCTTGTTTCAGTAACATATTTATAATATTTTTTCAAATTTTTTTCGAATTGTCCGCTTTTTGATTTATTCGACGAAGGCTCAATTTTATCGAAATATTTTTCTCTTTCGTAAATTTCTATAATAACTTGTTTATTAAAATTAAATATAATCTCTGGCAGATCTTCATATCTAGCGGGAAACACAATTTTTCTCATCTCTTTTCTTGGATTAGAGATGCGGTTTCTAATTGCCCAAATATAATCGTTTAATTTTCTCCTGCAAACCCAGAGTTTTAGAGTCAACTCTTCTCTAAAGAAATATTGAATTGGATGCTTCTTCTTTATCTCGGCTTCAAAAATATCCCAATCCTCCACGGATAATGCCCAAGGCTTTCTGTAAAGCTTGATCAATTTGTTCTCGTATTCAATTGGCAATGCACTTGGTATTGTTTTATATTTCATTTTAATATCCTCTCATTTTTTGACCAACGAAAATAATTCCATCCGCAATCTTGTTGCAGATTTTTCTTTTGAACCAGAGAAAGGGAGCGGTGTGAAAAAAATATTTATTATACCAGAGATTATTTTCGCGATCCAATCTCTCCTCCCATTTTTTTGACTGCTCCTTTCTTCCTTGATTATCAGTTTTTTCAAACTTAAAAAGTTCAATGCGTTCAAGTTTTGAATCTGTAAAAATTGCCTTAAATTCTATCCAGCAATCCCACTTATCTTGGACATCGTATTGGTTATCGTAAAAATGAATGACGCCGTGCAAATCTACTTTATCCCAATACTCATCAGTTCTTTCCATGCGTCCTGCACGGTCAGCAAAAGACTTGCCTTTTGGATCGGCTTGAATCCACCTTTGGTTTTTATATTTCTTCTCGAAAAGTTCACCATGCTGAATGCAATATTCAGACAATGAACAATCTAAATCTTTGGTTTGAAAATCTCTATTGTTCTTGTTCAAACCAAGATCAATCATTTCCTGTGAATAAGGAAGCTTGTCTGCTACAGATATATTATCGAACATTCCCATGTTATTTTTTAGTTAATTTAAATACGCCATCAGATTGCTCGGCCCAAATGATTTCGTCGTCTACTTTCCAGCCCAAACCATCTAGTAGCACTTTAGGAATCTCAATGAATTGGTCGCCGTTGTCAAGTGTTTTTATCGGAACATTTGCTTTTTTAGCGAAAATTTCATCCCAATTTTTGTCGAATTCCTCCTTAGAAACAGAAGGAGGTCTAGGCTTTGATCCTTTACCGTTCATCTTTAATTATAATTTTTATAATCAGGATAATCGAAATGCTTTTCCAGCAAACCCTGAAGCTCATCAAAAAAAGCATCGTCAGCTGTTACAGAATTGAAGTGAATATTATTTTTATCTAGATTTTTATAAAGATTAAGAATAATATTCTTAACCTCTTCCATAGAAACTTCTCTGTTAATGTTTTTTTGATCCATGTTAGTGTATATTTATAATATCGATATTCTTATTTTCGTCAATGTCGAAAATAAAAGGCTTGTTGAGCGGAACATATTCCTCAGTGCAGATTGAGGCGTTAGCGTAAATGGTGTGATCCGTAGAAAAAATCTGACCACCTGAAGCGTGGATATGACCAAAGACATGCAATTTAGGTTTAACTTTTAAAACCTTATCTAGCAAATCTTTGCATCCCACATTTTCATAAGAGCCAAAATTCGAGCGAGGAGCTTCGTCTAAAATCTTGTAAGGTGGGCCATGAGTAATGAGAACGTCGGTGCCGCTTGGGATTTTATCCCAATGCTTTTTAATATCCTCTCCTCTATCTCTGTTGAACGCCCAGTTGAGGAAGCGAGGTTGAACAGGACTACCCCAAAAATTTATTCCGAAAAGGTTGATGCCGCTATCGTTGAGATAATGGGTCGAATCATTCAAAAAGATATGCGTGAGCATTTCAATATCATGGTGCGAACCTTGCTCAAAAACAAGATCATGGTTTCCAGCAATAAAAATTTTTCTTTGGTGGGGTTGCGCTTGAAACCAACCCAAAAATTGGATTGCATCTTTGTATTGGCCATGAGAGCAGAAATCACCACAATGTATGAGAACGTCTCCGTCTGGCAAAGGAGCGCCATGCTTACCATGAGTGTCTGAAATTACGACTATTCTAGTCATAAAAAATATCTTACTCTAAAAATTTCCTTTGTCAATGGTTTTCCCTCAAAAAAGTGTAAATTATTAATTAGGCTTTAAAATATCAAAAAAAAATTAGAATAAATTCTAATGGCTTACGTTTCATATAATAATATTCGGGCATTTGTGTCCAATGGAGATGAGCAAAATACAAGCACAGGAGTTTGTAACGTATTATACGCATCTAATTTTAACGCCAATAATACAACTCAATTAAAAAGAATAAAAAGAATTGGTCAAGAGTTAGATTATTATATTCAAACTGGGCCTAAAAGCTCGTCTGTGTCTACAACAGTATTGCCCGTAACAGGCGCTGGAGTTAATCAATTCACTGGATTTCTCGCATTAACTGGAGATTTTACAAGTGGATCTTTTATTCATGTACCTTCGTATAGATTTGACAAATGCTTTTTAAAAAGCATGAGTTTTTCTCTTGAGCCTTGGAAGCCCATGTTTTTAGACATGCAGTTTGATTCTTATGGTCTTGCGACAGGCAGTGGTATATATGTATACGACGGTCAAACAGTTGAAACAGGAGTAATTTCTCCATTGAGAAACATGACAATTAATTTGTCAGGAATTAATTTTACGCAGCAAATTAACGAGTACGAAAATTTAAATTTTAGTATTGAGATCGACAGAGCAGCTAATTTTGAAATAGGAAGCACATACCCAACAAAAGTTAGCGTAAGTAAAATAACAAAATCATTGCAAATAAATGGTATATCCAATATTGATTGGCTTTCTGATTTTCAACCTAACACAACGGTTTCTGGCTCAATAACGATGGCAGACGGAAATTCATTTTACATGTCTGGTGTTTTAAATTCTCAGACAGTTTCGATTGATAGTAACGGTGTAGCGAAAGGAGGGCTACAGATAATCGAAGAGATGGTGTAATTTTATGGCAAAAAAGCCCAAGAAAACAAAGTCGGCATCTTCGGAAGTAATTATTCCGCAGATGAAAACAGAAATAAAATTCAAAGAGCGTAAATTCAAATTCACTGATAAACAACAACAGCTATTAAAAATACTTTTAGGAGACGAGACCAAAATAGTCTTTGTCGCTGGACCAGCGGGAACTTCAAAGACTTTTATGGCAGTCTACGCGGCGCTCAACCTCATCAACCACAATGAAAAAGATATTATCTATATTAGAACAATCGCTGAAAGCGGTGAAAAATCTCTTGGCTCGCTGCCAGGAACAATTGGTGAAAAGTTTCAACCATACCTACTTCCTCTTGAAGACAAAGTCCAAGAAATAATTGAAGCCATTGACGCTCACCGATTAAAAGAGGCTGGTTCAATCTCTGCGACTCCCATTAATTTCCTTAGAGGTAGCACTTTAACAGATAAAATTATAATAGCAGATGAAGTGCAAAATTTTACATTCAAGGAAATCACAACCCTGCTTACCAGAATCGGGGATGGGAGTAAAATTTTCCTATGCGGAGATTTTATGCAATCAGACATCAAGGGTAAAAATGGATTTTTCGACTTTTACAATTTATTTTCAGACGAAGATTCCGAGCGACATGGAGTTTTTTCGTTCGAGTTCACAGAGGAAGATATAAAACGCAGCGAAATTTTAAAATTTATTATCAGAAAAATTAAAAACATCGATTACGAAGAGGGTATAAAGAAAAACAGGGTTCCTTTCGAACAATCAAATTAATAAATTGAAATTCAACGATATACAAATACAATATTGGTAAAGCTAGAAAATCTCAACAGTAAACTTATAAATTAATATGGCAAGCGCTTTCTGTCCAAATTGCGGCGCGAAACACGAATATAGCGGCTTCGCCCCAAACTTTTGTTCAAAATGCGGTTCTCCTATGAACGGCAAGGCTTCATCGCAAGTACAAAAAAAGCCAAGTAGAAATACACATCAAGATGATATAGAAGAAGATTCGGAAGATAATACAAATATCAACGAACTCCCTCACATAGATAATCTTGATGTCGAGATTGAAATGGAGGGCGGATTCAGAGCTTTTAATTTAGAAGATTTATCGCGGAACCCTCAAGCTGGAGTAAGGAAATTTACTCCAAAAAGAGTTGGTGGGATAGATAGCTTATCTCCTACCAAATATGGAACTACAAAAGTCAGACAAGATTAAATACGAAGATAAGCAAGACGTAGTTGATAAAATCATAGAAAAGCACAGGTATATCTGGCAACTTAAAGCCGTTGCTTGGATGGATTACGAAGATGTCGCGCAAATAATTCGTTTCCATATTTTCAAAAAATGGGAGATGTGGAAACAAGATCGTCCACTTGAGCCTTGGATTGCGCGCATCACCGTCAATCAAATTAAAAATCTTTTACGAAATAATTATTCAAATTATGTTCGTCCATGTTTATCTTGTAAGTTCAATTTGGGTAATCACCCCCCAGCTTGCTCTATCACACCAAGCGGTAAACAATGTTCAGAATGCCAATTGTATAGAAAATGGGAGAAAACAAAGAAAGCCGCATATGATGTTAAACTTTCCGTCTCTATAGAAAATCATTTTGAATCTATCCAAGAGATGAGAGATTTAAATTTTAATATTATAGGTAGCGCGGCAAGACTTCACGAAGAAATGAAGCATCGTTTAGCGCCTAAACAATATAAGGTTTATTCTAGGCTTTACATTGATGGGATAGATGAAGAAAAAGTTGCGATAGAAATGGGATACAAAACAAATGAAAAGGGCAAGAAAGCTGGGTATAAGCAGATCAAAAATCTTAAAAAAATATTTAAACAAGTCGCAATTAAAATTTTACAAAACGAGGATATTTTAGGTGGTTAATAATAAAATAAGCTTTTCAGAAGAAGACAAAAAGAAAATATTGGAAATATCAAAAGAGTTTCCAGATTTAAATAGTATTACGCGCAAATTTTTTAATGACGAAAGTCTAGACGGGCGCACAAAACAAGGCATTGCGATAAGGTCTCTTTTAGCTTCTAATAAAATACAATATAAAACGTCAAAGTACGAAAAGGTTGGAGATCTGCACCTTACCCCAGAACAGGAACAGTTTATAGAAGAGCAAGCCAATAATGGCATTTCTAGCCTGAGAATTGCTGAACTTCTTTATTCAGATAGGCCAATATCAACAATGGGTTTGGAGCATAGAACTGTTGCCGCTCATATTAGAAATTCTGGCTGCGAAAACAATGGGGTATCTGACGACGCCATTTTTGTTAAATACCAAACGCCGCGATCAATAGAAAGAGTTATTAACCGAATTAATGAGGCAACTGGAGAAAAAATAGATAAAGATAAACTGACCAGACATCACAAAATGTGTGCGGAAAAACTTTCTATTAATCTGGGGAATTCTAGATTTCAAAAGATTATAAATTGCTATACCGCAGAAGATGACAGGAATATTTTTGAGCAAGAATTTATCCGCATGACATGGGACAAGCCTGATTTGACTGCTGATGAAGTTAATTTGTATATGAACGTTTGCAAAGAGATTATCAATCTAGAAACTATCTCTCGACACTTGGACAAACTTAACAAAATGTTTGAAGAGACGCAAGAGCAGAATGAAATGAGTATTCGTTTGGCCGAAATTATAAAAGCCAAAAGCAGTGAATATCATCAATGCGAAGGCCGAGTAGAAAGCTTAATTAAAAAATTACAAGGAGACAGGCGCGAGAGAATTTCTTCCAAACAAAAAGAAAACGCCTCTATTCTTTCTATCGTTCAACTTTTTCAAGACGAAGAAGAGCGAGCAAATATGATTAAAATTGCAGAAATGCAAAAGTCTTTAGTTATCGATGAAGCTAAAAAAATGGAGACTATGGTAGAATGGAAAGCTCGTATATTAGGAATATCATTAGACGATGCAACCTAACGACTCTAACTGCTGCAAAATTTGCCGCAGTTCCTTTTCTTCAGAAAGGAGTCTCCACGCGCATTTAAAAAAGCACAAGATTACTATTAATGAGTATTACGCTACTCATTACCCAAGAAAAAATCTTTTAACAGGGACTTATTTGCAGTTTAAAGACAAAGAGTCATATTTCGAAAAAGATTTCGAAAATAGAGAGCAGCTTTTAAGGTGGTGTGAAATAGAATCTCCAGAAAAGGTAAGAGAGCAGATTAAAAAAATGCTAGTGTATAGGGTGCAGAGTAAAGATTTAAAATATGCACCATGTCATTTAGAGTTGGAAACTAGTGATATGCCAACTATTGATCTTTATAAAAAATATTTTGGTTCATATTCTGCAATATGCGACGAGATCAAAATTGAGACTATGTTTAGAAAAAGTTTGCCTAAAAAATTTCGCGAAGACTTTTCTGACGTTGAAATTTTTGTTGATACAAGAGAGCAGCAGCCCTTGAGTTTCAAAAGAGAGAGACAGGTTAAATTAGATTTTGGTGACTATACCGCTGGTGGGGCCAACTATACAAAAACTTTTGTTGATAGAAAGTCTGAATCTGATTTTAAAGGAACTTTAGTTGGAGATAACTTGAATAGATTTAGGCGAGAGCTACAAAGATGCAAGGAAATGGAATGTTATTTGTTTATAGTTGTCGAATCTACTTTAGAACGTATAAAGAGTAATAACGACTTTACTCCTCATAAGGCGAATTTGAAATTCATATACCACAACATGAGATTGCTGCAACATGAGTTTGCGGGATATTGCCAATTTATATTTTCAGGTAATAGAACTAATAGTGAAATTCTAATTCCCAAGTTGACTGCAATCGGCAGTCTTCTTTGGGGCGTGGACGTTCAATATTTTCTAGACAAGGATTTATTATGGCTTGGATCGAAGGAAATCAAAAAAGAAACGGCTTATTCCGTAACGTAAATCAAGAAATTCTTAATAAGCGAGGATTTCTTGAAGAAAGAGAGGCCAAAATTCTTCTCTACAAATTCTTGCGTTCAAATATTTCATTTTCTTCGGAGATTATTTGCGGCGTCAAACTTTTTCCATTTCAACACATGGCAATTAAAACCATGTTTGAAACAGATTATTCTATGATGGTATGGAGTCGTGGATTATCAAAGAGCTTTACCTGTGCAGTGTTCGCTTCTTTGGATGCGATATTAAATCAAGGCGTACACATTGGCATTGTTAGTAAAACATTCCGTCAAGCAAAGATGATTTTCCGAAAGATAGAAGAGATCGCTGAAAAGCCTAACGCGGTATTTTTAAAACAATGTATCACCAAAGTATCCAAAAGCTCTGATGAATGGACAATGGATATTGGGCGCAGCAAAATTACTTGTTTACCTTTGGGTGATGGTGAAAAGCTTCGTGGCTTTCGTTTTCACCGTATGATGATTGATGAATTTTTACTAATGCCAGATCGTATTTTCAATGAAGTTATCATCCCGTTTCTTTCTGTTGTTCAAAATCCGACCGAAAGAAAACAAGTTTATGATTTAGAGACCGAGCTTATAAAACGCGGAGAATTAAAAGAAGAGAACAGATTTATTTGGCCTAATAATAAAATCGTCGTTCTTTCGTCTGCGTCTTATCAGTTTGAATATATGTATAAATTATACAAGCAGTACGAGGATTTGATAATGGTCCCCGAAAAGAATGCTAAAGCTTCTGCTAGTAGAGCAATTTTACATTTTTCTTACGATGTAGCTCCTAACGGTTTATACGATGAGAGCTTACTAACTCAAGCTAAAGCAACGATGTCCGAATCGCAATTTAAAAGAGAATTTGGCTCACAGTTTGTTGATGATTCGTCTGGTTATTTTAAACTTAGTAAAATGCACGAATGCACAATCAAAGCTGGTGAAGGACAGTCAATTGAAGTCGCTGGCGAAAAAAATGCCGAATATATTTTAAGCTTTGACCCATCGTGGGCAGAAAATGAATCTTCTGACGACTTTGCCATGAATATAATAAAAATTGATAAAGCGGCTCGAAAGGGAATTCTTGTTCATAACTATGCGCTTTCAGGAACAAATTTGAGAAAACATATTGAATATCTTTATTATTTATTTAATCACTTTAATATTGTTGCAATGTGTGGTGACTATAATGGTGGATTACAATTTATAAACGCCGCAAACGAAAGCGAATTATTTAAAAATAGTAAAATTGAAATTAAGATATATGAAGCTGATTTTGATACGCCAGAAATTTATCAAGATGAGTTAAGAAAAGCAAGAAATGCATATAACAAAAGCGCAAATAAAATTTGTTACTTGCGGATACCAACAAGTTCATGGATTAGATATGCTAATGAGCTGCTGCAATCAAACTTCGACCATAGGAAAATTCTTTTTGGAGCAGAAGCGGTCGATAATGATTTTACCACCCAAAAAAATAAAACTATCCCAATTAAAAGTTTAAAATTTATTCGAGACCAAGAAGATAGCCAAAGTATTGAAGCCAAAATGGTCGATTTTGTTGACCATCAGGCTGATATGATAGAATTGGTAAAAGCGCAATGCTCTCTTATAATGCCTACAACAACGGCTAATGGACACCAGAGTTTTGATTTGCCGCCAGAGTTAAAAAAACAAAGCGGAGCAGAAAAAACGAGAAAAGACTCTTACTCCTGTTTGGTTTTAGGTAATTGGATGACTAAAGTATATTTTGATATGATAGATGTGAAAGTCGAAAAAAGTACTTCTACATTTGCCCCGTTTTTCGCTCGGTAAAAGTTATTGAAAGTACTTTTGATACTTTTAGTGTAACTTTTAATATAAGAAAAATGGCACGCCAATATAATAAAAAATCTGATTATTGGACTAAATTTAATAAAGTCGAGACTGTTCAAGTTTCTCAAGCTTCTTATGAGCCGAAACTTATGGGAGAGTCTTTCTACAAAGAAATATCTCAGGCTTCATACGCAAGGACGAAAGACAACCAGTCTTCAACAAAAACAAAAGTTCCGAGAAATGGAAGAGATGTTAATATTGGTAGATATTCGCTTTTAAGTCAAGGACTTTTGCCTTATGAATATACAAAAGATGGAGTAGATATAAGAGACGCAATTATGCTTTGTCAAAAAGCATATGCTAATGTCGCGATAGTCAGAAACACTATAGATATAGCTACTGAATTCGCGAATACCGATGTTTATCTTGAAGGGGGGACTGAAAGAAGCAGGGAGTTTTTCCAAAAATGGTTTAATAAAATCAAGCTTTGGAAATTAAAAGATCAATATTTTCGCGAATATTATCGTAGTGGAAATATTTTTCTCTATAGAATCGACGGTAAATTTAATGCAGAGGATTTTAAACTACTTTCTGGTTTAAGTGAAAACGGCATAAAAAACAACAAAGTTCCTCTTCGTTATATTTTAATTAATCCATACGACATTGTCGCGAAGATTTCTAGTTCGTTTGCGGAAGCGGTTTACGAAAAAATTCTTTCCGAATATGAACTCGAACGTCTAAAAAATCCCAAAGATGATACTGATGTCGAACTTCTTAATGGATTTGATCCAGAGGTTCAAAAACAAATCAAAGGTAAACAGTATTTCAGAGATGGTTTGAAAATGAAACTTGACCCAAAATATTTACTTTATTCTTTTTATAAAAAACAAGATTATGAGCCATTTGCGGTTCCTTTCTCTTATCCTGTTCTTGAAGATATTAACGCAAAAATCGAATTAAAACGCATCGATCAAGCTATTGCTCGTACTGTGGAAAACGTAATTTTGTTAATTACGATGGGAGCAGAACCAGACAAGGGTGGAATTAATCCCGCCAACATGACAGCTATGCAAAACTTATTTATGAACGAAAGCGTTGGTCGCGTTCTTGTTTCCGATTATACAACAAAGGCTGATTTCATAATTCCTGATCTAAAAAAAGTTATCGGTAAAGAAAAATATGAAGTTTTAAACGAAGACATTAAGGAAGGTTTGATGAACGTTATGCTTGGTAATGAGAAATATAACGGTCAAAGCGCGAAAATTAGCTTTTTTATGGAGCGCTTGAAAGAAGCTAGAAATGCTTTTCTAAATGATGTTCTTCAGCCAGAAATTATTCGCATTTCAAAAGATTTGGGGTTTCGCACTTGGCCTATGGCGAAATTTACTGAGATTGACTTAAAAGATGAAACCCAGTACATGAGGACTATTAGCCGTTTAATGGAAATTGGCATTCTTACTCCAGAACAAGGCATTGAATCAATTAGTAATGGTAAGCTTCCAAATCCAAATGATCTTGCTCCCGCGCAAGAAAAGTTTGTTTCAGATAGGGAGAAAGGGTATTACAATCCAATTATAGGCGGGGTTCCAATGATTCAAGACACAGCACCGACTCCAACCGCGATACCAAAAGAGTCTGGTGCTGGAAGACCAATTGGGACAACAGCCTCAAGAAAAGATATTCAAACAACTGTTTATGAAATTGATGCCTTTATGAAAGCTGCGGAAGACTTTACCGCAAAGAAATTTGGAGTAGCGTCTTTAAATTCAGATCAGCAATCAAACGTGATAACACTTTGTAAAAAAGTTATCGCGTCAAGTTTAAGAGAAGATTGGGTTTCAAACGTGCAAAAATGCATAGGTAATGTCGATGAAATAGAAAAACTTCACCCTATGCAATCTGTTCTTGATAAGGCTGATGAATTTTTACTTGATGAATATTCTGCGGCTATTTTATATCATTCTGCTGTAAAATAAAACATGGCATTTAAGTATAGCACAATTTTAGATAATGTTGCTGTTGCTTGTTATGGCATTTCTGACGAAAGATTTAAAGTGTCCAAAGCATCTTTGGACGAACTGAAAAAACTTTCTCCCAAAGTTGATTTCGAAGATAATCCTGATCTTCTTGGCGTTTCTTTTAATCTTGCCGTACCAAACATGATAAATAATAATGGCGATGGAATTTCTGGGGCCACGGCCTCAAAAATTGCCAAGCGCTTCATGGATAAATATCTTAATATTGAGCATAATAAAGAGCGCATTGTCGGTCATATTACAAATTATTCATTCAATAAAATGAGTGATAATAAATTTTTAACTGAACAAGAAGTTGGCCAAACTCTTGATCCAGTTTATTTGTCTGTAGCTGGAGTGATCTATAAGACAGTTGATAAAAAGTTTACATCATTGATGTTAAGAAATTCTGATTCAAAAGATTCTTTATATAATTCAATTTCTGCAAGTTGGGAAATTGGTTTTAGTAATTATTATTTAGCTATCGGCAGCAAGTCATTAAAAGAGGCTGACATTATCACTGACCCAAAACAGATCGAGGAGTTTGCTCCGTTTTTAAAAGCAAAGGGTGGTTCCGGTAAATTAAAAGATGGCACTCCAGTTTATAGATTAATTGTTGGAGAAATTTATCCTCTTGGGGGTGGATTTACTGCAAATCCAGCCGCACAAGTTAATGGTGTTGTGGCATTTGAGAACACTCCGTCGTTTTCTGTGCAAGAAGACGAAAAGAAAAATGAAGAGACTGAAGCTACAGAAAACTGCATTGAAGAAGTCAATGCATTTTTAACCAATAAAAAATCAAATTCCATTTTAGACAGAAAAAATGTAAAAATAATAAACCATATGGACTTAGAAAAACTTATCACAGAGTTAAAATCTGCTCTTTTGGAAAAAAAGTTTGGCGAAGAAGCTGTCGCTTCAATGACAACTCATTTCGCTGAAGCTATCAAACAAAAAGATGCGGAGTACCGCGATTCCATTGCCGCCGAAAAAGCTGCAAAAGATAAAGCCGAAAAGCTTTATAACGAGACTGTCGCTTCAGTAGAATCAATGAAAGCAGAACTTTCTAAAACACAAGAAGAGCTTAATAAAATTAAAGAAGCCAAGGCCCAAGAAGAAGCCGTAGCTCGTCTTAACGCTCGCGTTGGTGAACTTGATGCCGCTTATGATCTTTCTGACGAAGATCGTAAACTTATTATCGGTGAGGTTCAGTCTCTTGAGGCAACAGAAGAGGCTTTTGCCTCTTACAAAGACAAGTTTGCTACCGTGTGGAAGCATAAAAACAAAGAGTTTATTAAAGCCCAAGCCGCTGAGATTGAAAAGAAAATATTAGAGCAGGTTGAGGCTCGTCTTAAAGAAGTCAGCAAAGCGTCTGCCACTGCCGAAGTAAAAGTGGAAGAAGAGAAAAAAGCTGATGTAGCTGCCGCATTGGATAATGCTACAGCAACCAACAGAGCACCCGACAGCAAAATTGCTGTTGAGCAGTCTTTCCGTGAGAAGTTCGCAAAAGCCTTCTCTCGCGAAAATATTAGCGTAAGCTATTCCAAACAATAAAAATTAACTGTAATAAACAATTAAAGGACAACTAATATGGCAAATCGTCTCCTACCATTCCGTCAATACGACGACAATGATGTGGTAAATATGTACGCTCTCGTTGACGCAGCCGTCAACGATAACGTAACCGGCGTTGGAACTGGTGACGCAGGAGTCTTCGTTAAAGTTTCCGCTGGTAACTTTGACCTTGACCCTGTTTCATACGCTTCCGACTCTTATCTCGGCAAGACCGACTATCCTCATGTCGGTGTTAATCAATATCCCAAGGTAAATCTTAAAGTTACTCCTGCCGCTTCTGGCGACTTGACAAACTGCCTCGGGATCACCCTTCGTCAGACCGCAAAGCACGACGAGAACGGTGAGAAACTTCTCTATTATCGCCAAAAAGCTGAAGAGCTTATGTGCGTACTGCCCGGCCAAGCCGTTCCAGTCGCCACTCGCGGTATTTTCTCTCTGTCCGCAGGTGCAATTGACGGAACCCTTACTGTCGGTTCAGGCTTTAAGCTTTCTGAAAATGGCGGTAAAGTCACTGGCTGCGCTCATACTGATGCCGGTAAACTCGGCATCGTTCTCGGCACAGGTTCACGCGCCTCGCTCACAAGCATTACTGACGCTTTCGCGGGCAACTTCGCGGTAATCGGCCTGCGCATGTAATAACAAAGGAAACTACTTAAATGAAAATCACATTAAAGCGCACTCCAGAACAAATTGAGCTTGTTAAAGCAATGGCCAGCCGTAATCGCACCGTTGCTTATGACGCTCAAGTCGCACTTGCTGAGTTTATCGGACCCGTTCTTGCAGAGGTAATCAACAATGCTCCTACACTGAGCAATCTGTTCACAAGCCTCTCTTACAACGCTGATGATAATCCCAGCATTCCTCTTGACCTGTATTACGATGTAACTGACGAGGACTACATCACTGTATACTCGCAGTCCGTAGCTGGTGGTCTTCCCACAAATCAGGTTCTTCCAACCGTCTCCGAGATGAAGCTGTCCACTTATACATTAGACAGCGCCCTCTCGTTTGACCGCCGTTATGCGGCCAAACATCGTATGGACGTTGTAGCTAAGACATTCACCCGTATGGCTCAGGAAATCCTGCTCAAGCAGGAGCGTACCTCTGCCACACTGGCAATGACTGCTCTTGCCAACGCTACCACAAATAGCAAAAAGCACGTTCAGCGTTCAAACACCTCTGGCCGCTTCCTTCTTGCTGACTTGAACGAACTGCTCACACTAGCCAAGCGCATCAATACATCATGGGCCAAGGGTACACCTGCCACTGGTTCACGCGCTGGCCTTACCGATCTTCTGGTTTCTCCAGAAATCGTTGAGCAGATTCGTGCAATGGCTTACAACCCCATCAACACCGTTGCTGGAGTTACAGCCACTGGCGGCACAGGTTCGACAGTTGGAATTACAGCTACTGACGAAATGCGCAGCGCTATTTATAGCGCCGCTGGCATTCCCAGTTTCTATGGCGTTTCTATCCTTGAGTTCAATGAACTCGGCAAGGGTCAGAAGTTCAACACGATCTTCGACACTGCCGCTGGTGCTACAGCTTACACCACAGCTGCTGGTGGTAGCTCGGGAGCATTCGACGGAGACGCTTCAGAAATCCTCGTCGGTCTTGACCGTACCCGTGATTCCTTACTGCGCGTTGTCGCAACTGATCCAGACTCCAATGCGGAGTTCAATCTGGTTGCCGATGACCAATACAGCATCCGCCAGAACAAAATTGGCTACTTCGGCTCTCTTGAAGAGGGGCGTGTAGTCCTTGATGTTCGCGCTCTTGTTGGTAAGATCGTCTAAGGTTTAAAAACCCACCAAACCCGCCTCGAAAGAGGCGGGTTTTTTATTTCATTTATAAAATAGAAAAGTGTAAATGTTACGATAGTATTTAGTATGGAAATCTCAACTGGACAATCCAAAGAAATTACTAAAGCTAGTCTATTAGATCAGCTTAATTCTATTGTGGATAAAAATTCATCCGAATATCGTTCGAAAGTAAGAGAACTAGAAGTCGCGCTAGGCATAAAGGAAGTTAATATTTTTGGCACAGCTAATCGTAAAATTTTTGAAGAGAACATTGATGCGATGTCTCAATTACAACTCCAAGATTTTGCGCGAAAACTCAAAATTGATGGGTCTGGTACTATGGCCGCTATCAAAACGCGTCTTTTGCGTCAATTTGACACTCAAAATATACAATCCAGAGGATACTTCTCTCCCCAACCAGAACAAAAAGAATTGTTCTCAAAACAGCAAAAAGAAAAGCTGTATAAGATTTTAAATGGCTAATTTATTTCAAGTCGCTAGTGGAATTTTTTTTTATGAATTTGACGCTGACACATCAGAGGTCAATATTAGTTCAATCTCAGGCTGGTTAGAAGCAAACATTGGAGAATTAAATAATTTATTATATACAAGTTTTAGTGGAACTAATGTTGATTTAAATCCAGAACAGGCAAACATTTATAAG